AAAACCTATACTATAGCCCTAAAGACGAAAAATTTGCTCGCGATGCTGAAGCATATATCGCCAAAGGATATGACTTAGTAGATAAATCAAAAATGGTACCTGGTTTTACAATGTCACTTAGAACTAGACCATTAACAATTGCAAAATTAGACGCATACGTTAAGGAACAAAGCATACAAATATATTCAAGACGTACACTAGATGAATTAAGAACATTTGTATGGAAAAATGGTAGACCAGAAGCCCAAACTGGGTACAATGATGACCTAATAATGTCCATAGCTACCGCATGTTACGTGCGAGATACCGCACTTAAATTCGCCCAGCATGGGGTTGATTTAACTCGAGCTATGCTTGCAAATACAACTAAAGCAACTTATAATCCTTTCTTTACTAATACACAGATTAACGACCCTAAACAGGCGTATAAAATGAAAGTAGGAGGAAAAGATGAAGATTTGTCTTGGCTCCTAGATTAAATATTTATACACACACTATAAACCATAAATATGGCAGATACTAGCTTATTTACACGATTAAGACGATTATTTTCTAACGATGTTATCATAAGAAACGTTGGAGGTAATCAACTCAAAATAATGGATACTGATCGTATCCAAAAATATGGTAATTTAGAATCAAACTCACTTTACGATAGATTTACAAGATTGCACAGACCAGTAGGTTCGTCACTTCAATACAACCCTACACTTAACTACTCATCTATGCGTCTCCAGCTTTACAGCGATTACGAGGCGATGGATTATGATTCATTAATTGCCCCCGCACTCGACATTATTTCAGAAGAATCAACTCTTAAAAATGAATACGGAGATGTATTGACAATCAAATCTTCAAATGAAAATGTAAAGCGTGTACTTCACAATTTGTTCTACGATGTACTTAACGTAGAATTTAATTTGCCATCTTGGGTTCGTCAAATGTGTAAATATGGTGATTTTTACCTTCACCTTCAAATATCTGAAAAGTTTGGTGTTTACAACGCCTTACCACTTTCTGTATATCAGGTAGTAAGAGAAGAAGGTATGGATCCTGAAAACCCTAGCTACGTACAGTTCGTATTAGACCCTAATGGTTTATCTCAAAGCCAGACTTACAGCGCTAGAAGAAGCGACCAAATGAAACTCGAAAATTACGAGGTTGCTCACTTTAGACTACTGTCAGACGCTAACTACCTTCCATATGGCCGTTCATATCTCGAACCAGCTCGTAAGGTATTTAAGCAGTTAATTTTGATGGAGGATGCGATGCTTATCCACAGAATTATGCGCGCCCCAGAAAAGAGAATTTTCTACATGAACGTAGGAGGTATTCCACCAAACGAAATCGATTCGTTCATGCAGAAGACAGTTAACCAGATGAAAAAGACCCCATACGTGGATCAAAATACTGGTGACTACAACTTAAAATTCAATATTCAAAACATGACTGAGGATTTTTATATCCCAGTTAGAGGTAATGATACATCTACTAAAATCGAAACTACAAAAGGTCTCGATTACGATGGCACAACCGATATTGAATACTTAAAGAACCGAATGTTAGCCGCTCTTAAGATTCCAAAAGCATTCTTAGGATACGATGAAAACCTTGAAGGTAAATCAACGTTGGCTGCTATGGATATTCGTTTTGCTCGCACTATTGAGCGCTTACAAAGAACCATTGTTTCTGAGCTTAACAAAATCGCACTTGTTCACTTATATACTCAAGGATTTACAGATTCAGACTTAGTAGATTTCGAACTGTCGCTTACAGGTCCTTCAATTGTATTCGAACAGGAAAAAACCGAATTATACAAATCTAAAGTTGAACTTGCAAACTCAATTCTTGATAAAAAAGTTCTTTCAACTGATTTTGTTTATAAAAATGTATTTAACCTTTCTCAGGAAGAAATGGATCACGAAAAAAACAGAGCATTAGATGATGCTGCTCATATTTTCCGTATTAATCAAATAGAAAATGAAGGTAACGATCCTATAGAATCAGGTGAATCGTATGGTACTCCACACGATTTAGCGTCTTTATACTCTACTAAAAGAGACAAAGCAATTAAAGACGTCCCTGATGGTTACGATGAAAATGAACCAGGTCGTCCTAAAACTAAATTGAGCGACTTCGGTACAGATACGAGTAACTTTAGTCGTGATCCACTTGGTAAAGGGGGTATGACTGCTGATGATAGTCCTAATAGAACTAACGATGTTTCTCCTTTAGCCCTTGAAGAAAATTCAAGACTGCTTAAAAAATTATCGTTGGGTCGTTTAAATGGAAAACAGTTGCTTTCCGAAGACGGTAAGAAGTCTATATTAGATGAAGAAAACATAATAAAAGAGTAACGCTTCAGGAAGCTTTACATATTTATATAAGAATAAATATATTTATTACATGAAACCTAAGCACTCCAAGTACAAAAATACTGGGATACTATTTGAATTGTTGACGAGACAAATTACTTCGGAAACTATTTCGAATTCTGAACCAAAGGCTGTAGGTATCTTAAGAAAGTTTTTTGGTAAAAACTCTACCCTTTTAAAAGAGTACCAAATTTATCATGCTTTACTTAACAAAAAATTCGAGAAAGAAGCAAACGCTACTGTCTTGATTGAAACATTAGTAAATGCACACGACAAGTTAAATAAATCTGTTTTAAGAAGAGAAAGATATAACCTTGTTAGAGAAGTAAAGGATACATACAATATAGAAGATTTTTTCAAGGCAAAAGTGCCTAATTATAAAATATATGCTAGCGTCTATAATCTGTTAGAGAATAAAGGCGCTAACCCTATGTCTGTTGTTGACTCTAAAGTAGCTATTTTAGAACATATTACAGATAAAGGCCTTCCAAACAAACCAAAGAAAGATATGGTTATGGAAGAATATGAAAAATTCGATAAAGAAACCAGAGCATTAACATATAAAATGTTGATGGAAAAATTCAACGAAAAATACTCTGGATTAGCAGACAACCAAAGAATACTCCTTAAAGAGTACGTTTACAATGTCTCGAATAGCCCTAAACTTAAAGCATTTATCAACCAAGAAATACTTAACGTAAAGGCTGAAATCGAATTATTAGCAGAAAATACAGATCAAGTTACTAAAATTAAACTTACAGAAGTTAAAAACTTGATTAAACCATTATGTAAAAAATCTTCAGTTCACGACGATAACGTAATTAATCTTCTCAATTACTATGAGTTGGTTAACGAACTTAAAGCCGCTCAATAATGAACGTTAGCAAATTAAGAGAATTAATTCGTGAACTCATTAAAACCGAGTTAGAAGAAGTAAATTCATTAGGTGCCTCTGGGGCAGGTACTTCGTACACTCCTGGCGAAGGTATTGGGTATATGACCCCATTCGCATTTAAAAAGAAACGTAAAAAAAAATAAGTTATGGCAAAAAGAATTAGCGCATTTGAATTTAACAATAGAGATGTGAAAGTTTCACGTCCTGGTGTACATGCTAAAACAAAAACTAGCAACCACAAAAATTCAAAAAACTATAAAAAATCATATAGAGGACAAGGAAGATGAATAACTTAATCGTAGATATTATCCCATTAAAAGTTGACCGTTTATTAGTTGAATCGTCAATGAAATCTGGTGGTCCCCTTATTGTAGAGGGTATTATCCAAAGAGCTGGTGTTAAGAACCACAATGGCCGTATCTACGAAAGAACAATTCTCGAAAGAGAAATGAAAAAATATATCGAGGGTCCAATTAAAGAAAACAACGCATTAGGCGAATTAGATCACCCCGATTCATCTGTTATTAACTTGAATAACGTATCTCACAAAATTAACAAGTGCTGGTGGAATGGAAATGACGTACACGGTCAAATTGAAATTCTTCCTACACCAGCAGGAAATATTGCTAAATCATTATTCCAAGCAGGTGTACCAGTTGGTATCTCATCCCGCGGAATGGGTTCAGTACAAGAAAACTCAGATGGCGTTTTAATGGTACAAGAAGATTTCGATTTATTGTGCTTCGACTTAGTATCTACCCCATCTACTCCAGGCGCTCACTTAACACCACAACAATTAAGAGAAGGTATAGAGCGCCCAATGGCTGATTACACTAAAATACACAACATTATCCGTGATATCATTTGCGATAACACAGGTATGTGTAAGTGTTAATCGTTACCTAACAACCCCTTAATAAAGTAAAAGGCAAACACTAGGGAAGTAATAGGCCATAGTGCGATCATTTGGGCACGTTCTAAACCTGTAAGATCTTGACCAGACCACTTTACAACGTGTTCAATTCCAAATCCAATAATAGTTCCTGCTAACAAGTAATAAGTAATTAATAAAACCATAACCTTTAATTTGTTATCAATATACGGCAAATTTTTGGGTTTCCAAACTTCTTTTATATTTATTTCTAGAAGCATACGCTATCTTAAAATAGCGTCCCTGGATTTTAAAAACAAATCCCTATTAGAGATACTAAAATCTCTATTTCCTGTATTTTTATTTACTGGAGGCCAAAAAAATTAAAAGTAAAATGGCTAAAGAATTATTAAAAGAGGCTATTGCCGACGCAAAAGCCGTTAGGGAAGTCGCTTTGCAAAACGCTAAAATGGCGTTGGAAGAAGCGTTCGACTCTAAAATCAAATCAATGCTTTCTGCTAAATTAGCAGAAGAGATTGAAGAGGACGTCGAACTCGAAGAAGAGTACATTGAGGAGGAAGCGGAAGCTACCGACGAAGGTATGTCTTATGAAGAGGACGACAAAGATGCTGCAAATGAGGAATTCGACCTCGAAGAAGACATCGACGAAGAAATCAACCTTGACGAACTCATGGCTGAATTAGAATCACTTGAAGAAGGTGACGATGAGGAAGATGACAAAGTTGATGAAGGTCTTTTTGATAAATTCAAAAACATGTTTAAAGGTGGCGAAAGTAAACTTGCTGACAAGCTTAAGAGCTCAAACCAAGTAGACTTATTCAAAACTAAAGATGGTATTGAAAAAATCAAGAAAATGGTCGTTGATATGGGTTACGATGGTTTAAGTGCTAACCAAATGCAAGCATTCTTGGGCTTAACTAGAGAAAAGTTAGGACTAAAGAATACAGGCGGTCACTTTGGTAGCGCTGCAGGTGGTGCATTCGAAGAAGGTAAAAAAGGTGACGATGATAAGGTTGAAGAAACATTTGACATCGATGCTCTTGTTGCTGAAATCGAATCTGAAATTGAAGAAGGTAAAAAGAAAAAAGACGAAGAAACCGTTGATGAAGCATACGGCGATTCACCTGGTAAGGGCACTGGTCCTGCTAAGGGTAAGCCTGGCGCTCCATTTGGCGATGGAAAGTCTGGAAAAGGTGGTACTGGATACGACGATGGTGCTAAGAAGCTCAAAGAAGAGCGTGACGAAGCACTTGCAACTGTTGAATCACTCCAGGAAACTATTTCTGAAATGAACCTCTTAAACAGCAAACTCCTCTACTGCAACAAACTCTTCAGAGCTAACGCTTTAACTGAAGCGCAGAAAGTTAAGGTGGTTGACGCCTTAGACAAAGCATCTACAACTGGTGAAGCTAAATTGGTATTTGAAACACTTCAAGAATCATTTAACTTTACAGGCGTAGAAAAGAGAGCTATTCAGGAAGGTTTAGGTCGTGCCTCTAAGGCAGCCGGAACTGCTCCTAAAAAGGTTATTACGGAATCAGTTGATGAGACTGTGTCTCGATTCCAAAAACTCGCAAACATTAAATTTTAAAATTAGAAACTATGAATGTTAACTCATTATTAGAGGGCGCTTCACCGCTTCAACACCAACAAGCTGAATCAGCTAAGTTGGCTAGTAAGTGGGAAAAGTCCGGTCTCTTGGAAGGCTTAAACGGCCACGAGAGCGAAAAAGCAAACATGGCTGTTCTCCTTGAGAACCAAGCTAGACAATTAGTAAACGAGTCTAACTCGTTAGGTGCTTCTGGTGCTGGTACTAACATTAATGCTGGTAACAGTGAAGCATGGGCTGGTGTTGCTCTTCCACTCGTTAGAAGAGTATTCGGTGAGATCGTTGCTAAGGACCTCGTGTCTGTTCAGCCAATGAACCTCCCTTCAGGTCTCATCTTCTACTTAGATTTCCAGTATGGTTCTGATCAACCTGGATTCACTTCTGGTACTTCTTTGTATGCTGCATCTTCAGACAGAACTAAAACTGAACTCCCTACAGGTGGTGCTGGTTCAGGTCTTTACGGTTCTGGCCGTTTCGGTTACTCAATCAACGAAGCAGATTCAACTGCAGTTTAC